TTGAGTGTGGTAGAATGGAAACATCAGACATTATTTGGAGAGTCTTATGATTGAGTTATATCTTATATTAGGTTTTGTCTTTGGTATAGGGGTTGGTATAAGTACGTCTGACTTAGAAGTAAGAGACTTACCTTTACTCGCTGTCGTGTCTTTGCTCTGGCCGTTATCTATATTGTTTGCAGGTTTTATATATCTTACGGGTACAGTAGACAGGTTCTATCGTGAAGACGATTGAGTGTGACCTTTGTGGCAAGCAGCTTGTGTTTGAATCCCTTGAAGACTTAGGTGGCTGGATGTTACAGACTAGGAAAACACCAGAGCTATGTCCTGAGCACACCGACGAGCTGATGGAGTTCATGATAAAGGTTAGGGATAACTGGTTCAGAGTTAAGAAGAAGAAGCTTGACAACAAACCCGCTGATCTGTTACAATTAAAGAGTGTGCATTGAAGGAGAAAGATGATGGGCTTGACAAACCCTGAGAGACAGTGTATAATAAAGACTCACAAACGAGCCACATCCGGCTCATAACTTTAATCCTTAAGGAGGATATTATATGGCAATAGTTTCTGGAACAGCGTATTGGGCAAGCATCACGCAACCTAATACAACATTCGAGCCTGTCTGGACTGTTAACCTTGTGCTTGATGACCCTGAGAAGTTGGAGTACTTCAGGACTAATGGCTTTACTGTTAAGCCTTTGTCTAAAGACGACGCCACTGAATCAGTAGTGTTCAAGCGTAAGGTTACGAACAACAAGGGTGAGCCTAACAAGCAGCCCAAGCTTGTCAACCTTGCAAAGGAACCTATCAGTGTTCTCATTGGTAACGGTTCTAAGGTTAACGTCCAGTACAATGAGTGGGAAGCCGACAATAAGTACGGCCACTTCAAAGGGCTTGACCTGAAGGGTGTTCAGGTAGTTGATCTCGTCGAGTACGGCTCAGCCGATGGCGATGAGTTCGATAATCTGGATGACGATTCAGAGTTCTAAATGTCCCACTGTGCCTTTGAGGGACTTGAGTCTAGCGTAAGGCCCTAGACTTTAGAGGCGACACCTGCTTAGTGGTGTGACTGCGGGAGAGACCGCGCCTATTAATACAGGAGAAACAAATGATTGAAATCAACGGTAAGTCCTATACGCTTGACGAGCTGACTACAGATCAGTATAATCTCGTAGCTCAGCTCAGGTTGGTTGAGACTATGGGTGAGGTAATGAACCACGCTCACGATAAAATTATGGAAGTATTAAGTGAGGCTATGGATGCAGACAAAACGTGATCATCAACCCTGTTGGTGCGGGAACGGCTCTGACAATACTACCATCAACGAGGATGGTTCAGGATATTGTTACACCTGTCCTGCTTATGTCCCTAACTACGAGGCAGCAAAGAACGGGGGTTTGGTTACGATGGAAGCATATATACCTAAGCATACTGACGCACTTAAGTACGCCGCTATCCCAGATAGAAAGATATCCGAGGAGACATGCCGCAAGTACGGAGTGCAGATATCAGATGGCGGGGACAAGCACTACTACCCGTACCATTCTGAACATGGTGTTACTGAAGCTACTAAGATAAGGCACGTACACGTTAAGTCTTTCTTTATCGAAGGCAGCATCAAGGAAGCAGGGCTGTTTGGTCAGGCAGTATTCAAGGCTGGTGGTAAGTACATTACTGTAGTCGAGGGTGAGCTTGACGCACTAGCAGCGCATCAGATGACAGGTAACAAGTGGCCTGTTGTATCTCTTAAGAACGGAGCAGGTGGTGCAGTCAATGACATCAAGGGTTCGTTAGAATACCTTGAGTCCTTTGAGACTGTAGTACTGTGCTTTGATTCTGACGCAGCTGGTCAGGCTAAGGTACGTGACGCTGCTCAGCTACTGGCTCCGGGCAAAGCTAAGATCATGCGCTTGCCTGAGGGATTCAAGGATGCTTGTGATATGCTCAAAGCTAACAAAGCTTCTGAGTTTATACAGTCATTCTGGAATGCAGAGAAGTACATCCCCTCAGGTATCGTTAACCTTAGTGAGTCACGTAGTAAGTACTTCGAGGATCGTCCTGATATTAAGGGTATGCCTTATCCTTGGAATGCTTTGAATGAAAAGACCTACGGTATGCGTAAGGGTGAGATAGTTACTTGGACTGGTGGTAGTGGTGGCGGTAAGTCTAGTATTGTACGAGAGCTTGAGCACTACATTATCACCAGTACAGGTGATGCCAAGGTAGGTGTGCTTGCTCTCGAAGAAAACTACTGGCGTACAGTGGATGGTATACTATCCATTGAGGCTAACCGGAAGCTACATATCCCTGAGGTGCATGAGATCTACCCTAAGGATAAGCTTGAAGATCACTACACTAAACTCTTTGAGGGTAAGAACACAGACAGAGTGTTTGTTCATGCTCACTTAGGTATACAGACCTTCGACGATATCATGGCAAAGCTACGCTATATGGTAGTAGGTTGTGGTTGTGACTACGTAGTGTTCGACCACTTGCACATGCTGATCAGGGCTATGAATGGTTCGTCAGAACGTGAGATTATCGACGAGTCTATGCTCAGGTTGCGTAGTCTTGTTGAGGAAACACACTGTTCTCTGCACCTGATTAGCCACTTGAGTAGGATCAGTGGTAGTAGTCATGAGCGTGGTGGTCAGGTTGAGATGTCTCATCTGCGCGGGTCACAGGGTATCGGTCAGCTATCTGACATGATCATTGCAGCAGAGCGTGATCAACAAGCGGAGGATGACACTGACCGTAACTTGATGAGGCTACGTGTTATTAAGAATAGACTCGTCGGTAAGACAGGGACTGCTGGTTGCTTGCGTTACGATGACGAGACTGGTAGGCTGATCGAAGTAGACGAGGACGTAGAGTTTGAACAGGAGGAGTTCTAATGAGAAGGTTTGATTTAATTGGTATATCAACATCAATTATATTAACTGCCCCTTTTATACTGTGGGTGTATCCTAACCTATGGGATTGGATGGCTATGCCACTCGACACAGACGCGCCGGGGATGAGGATTTTTGGCCTCTTGTTTTTCGGTGCCCTTGTCTTTGCAGGGTCTATGTTTGTTTTTTGGATCATACATGATATGATGAAGCACTATGAGAGAGATTATGACTAACGTAAAACTAATTAGCCACAGCTCAGGCATAGATGATATGTCCATTAAGGATCTTGTTATCTACTGCGCTCGTGTCAGCAACCCTGAGTCACAAGAGGCAGGAGAAAACATTGACAGACTTTGGAACTACCTCAAGCGTAACAAACACTGGTCCCCTTTTGAGATGGCAAACGTATGTATCGAGATCAATACAACACGAGCCATTAGTAGGCAGATCATTCGACACAGGTCGTTCACCTTCCAAGAGTTTAGTCAGAGGTATGCTGATCCTACTCAGTTAGGTTTCACCTTCCAAGAGTGTAGGCTACAAGACGAAACTAATAGACAGTCAAGTCTTGAGACAGAAGACCAAGAACTAAAGCGAATGTGGGTTCGTTCTCAGTCAAGGGTTAGGGATGTATGTTTAGGTGAGTACATCAAAGCAATTAACTATGGTGTAGCTAAGGAACAAGCACGAGGTTTGTTACCTGAAGGGATGACTAACTCTCGTCTGTATATGAACGGTACACTGCGTAGTTGGTTTCATTTCTGTGAGGTACGGCAGGACTTGACAACTCAGAAGGAACATCGTATAATTGCAGGTCAATGCGAGGACATCATCAAAGGTTTGATTGAATGAGATTGTTATTTGACATAGAAGCTGACGGCCTGTACCCGACACGGTTCTGGTGCATGTCTGCTATTGACATAGACAAGGAACAAGTGTATGAGTTTGGGCCTGATGAGATTGATCAGGCTATTGACCTGTTGATATCTGCTGATACCTTAGTAGGTCACAACATCATTAGCTATGATCTCTTCTGGCTTAACAAGCTGTACAACGTAGACCTGTACGGTAAGAACCTGATCGACACCCTGATCTGGTCACGTATGTTTGACCCTGATCGAGAGGGTGGTCATGGTCTGGCTGCGTGGGGTACTAGACTAGGTTACTCTAAAGTAGAGCACGAGGACTGGCACTACTATAGTCCTGAGATGCAGCACCGCTGTACTGTGGATGTCAAGCTTAACCTCAAGGTCTATAAGTCCTTGTTAAACAAGAAGAAATACTTTAGCGATGAGTCGATTGATCTTGAGCAGAAGGTAGCTAAGATCATAGCAGACCAAGAAGACTACGGCTGGTACTTCGACGTACAGGGTGCGGAGATGTTACTGGCTAAAGTGTGTGATGAGCTAGGTGATATCGAGGACGAGGTGCGTAAGACCTTCAAACCCAAGAAGTTCTTTATCAAAGAGATAACACCTAAGATCAAGAAGGACGGTACGTTATCTAAGCAGGGCCTGCGTGACTATGAGTACGATTTGATTTTGGCTACTCTCAAGGGTGGCCTATACGACTTGACACCGTTCATTAGATATGATATACTAGAGTTCAACCTTGGTTCACGGCAGCATATTGGTAAGTGGCTGCAAGAGGACTACGGTTGGAAGCCTACGGAGTTCACGGCTACTGGTCAAGCCATGATCAACGAGAAGATCCTTGAGACTGTTGAGGGTATACCTGAGGTAACACTAATACACAAGTACCTGACCCTTCAAAAGATTCAAGGCTTCCTTACTCGTTGGCTTGATTCAGTAGGCGAGGACGACAGGCAGCATGGCTATGTTAATACTATTGGTGCAGTCACTAGACGCATGACTCACTCTGAACCTAACTTAGCTCAGGTGCCTAGCTCTCGTAAGCTGTATGGATCTGAGTGTCGTTCTTTGTTTACTGTGCCTAATGGGTACAAGCTAGTCGGCATGGATGCTGATGGCCTTGAGCTACGTATGATGGCTCACTACATGGATAACCCAGACTACACCGAGGCTGTTGTCAACGGTGATAAAGACTTAGGTACTGATGCTCATAGCGTTAACATGAGAGCAGCTGGCTTGACAAATCGTGACCAAGCCAAGACGATGTTCTACGCTCTGATCTACGGTGCTGGTGACGGCAAGCTTGGTGCTATTATAGGTGGTAGTGTTGCTGACGGTAAGAAACTTAAGTTCGATCTGTTTGACAAGCTGCCTGATCTTGGTGATGTCATACACAAAGTACAGGTAGCAGCAGAGCGCGGCTTTATCAAGTGCTACGACGGCAGCGTACTGAACGTGCGTAGTGCTAGGGCTTCGTTCAATACCCTACTGCAAGGTGGTGGTGCTGTACTAATGAAGAGAGCTTTGGTTATTCTCGTTGACGATGCTACTCGTGAGGGCCTTGACTTCCATGTAGTAGGTAACATCCACGACGAGATCCAAGCAGAGGTAAAGGCTGAACATGCTGACAGGTTTGCTGAACTTGCTGCTGATTCAGTACGTAAAGCAGGAGAGTATTACAACCTGCGTTGTCCTATGAAGGGTGACGCATCAATCGGAACTAACTGGAGCGAGACACACTGATGTCAGCAATACTATTTAAACAGCCCGAGGCTGTGTTTATCCACATACCTAAGACTGGAGGTAAAACGGTACGTGCTTTGTGGGGTGGACAGCTTAAGGCAACAGAGTGTAAGGGCTTTATGCCTGAAGAGTGGGAGGATATATATGCTTTTACTTTCGTAAGGCACCCTCAGATGAGACTAATCTCAGCATACAATATGTTTTCTAAAGGAACAAAACACTTAGAGTCTGGGGTCGTAGTGTCTCGTAGGGTTCCTATCCTTGAGGGTATAAGCTTTGAAGACTTTATCCATAAGATGTTTAACGAAGACGACAGGGATCAGAAAGGCTCAGTGACTTTACATACACTACCAATGACTGATCCTTACAATCTCATTGAACACGCAGACTTTATTGGTAAGCAAGAGAAGTTCGAGCACGACATGAAACTAATTGCTTTAGATACTGGTGTTCGTTTAGATTCTAATTTCCCTCAGGTTAACGTGTCTGAGAAAGACAAGACATCTATGGAAGTGTGGGACGACCTACCTGCTACTTTAAAGAACAAGGTGCTTGACTATTACGAAGAAGACTTCACCACCTTTAATTACGAGGAGAGATTCTAATGAGTGTGTTCGTGTTAAAGGAACCGGACGCTGTGTTTATTCATATCCCTAAGACAGGCGGTATGAGTATCCGTAAAGGTATATGGGGTCAGAAGTACGACGGCCCCTACGTAGGTGAGTGGCAAGACGAGTGGGATGATATGTTCTCGTTCGCTTTTGTCAGGCATCCTATTGACAGGTTCGTCAGTGCATTCTATATGTTTACTGAAGGAACAGACCAGATACCTAGACCGAAAGCTATGGGCATGAGTCTTGATCAGTTTGCTGTAGCAGCTATGACAAACCAAGACTTCCATGTAACACACGGCATCGCTCATCATACTATACCTATGACTAACGCCTTCAATATGATTGACAAGGCTCGACATATCTTTAGGTTCGAGAGATTCGAGGAAGATATCATAAGTGTTATGGCACACTTAGGGGTTGACGATCCTTGGGTGCCGAGGTATAATGTGAGTCAAAGGTATGGGAACTGGCAGAAGACTATGAAGGATATGAGTCCAGATACTTACGCACAATTAATTGATTTTTACGCCGAGGATTTTAAGGAGTTTGGCTATGAAGTACCGAGACTGGCACATATCTAAGTTGGGGGACTGTGAGTACATCGGTACTCTGGGCGAAGAATATGTTACAGGCTTTACGAAGGGTGAAGTTATGGATCAGATTGACGAGCTAGAGGATGGGTTATATGAAAGCAGTAGTAATAGCGACGGGGCCTAGCCTACGTAAAGATCAGATAGATTATACTATCGGTAAGGTGGGCTTGACAATCGCAGTAAATGATGCTATAATGGTAGCTCCTCATGCAGACATTCTCTACAGCGGTGATAACAGGTGGTGGAATTACCACGGCCCTAAGATAGCGTGGTTCATGGGTGAGAGACTGTGTGCTGCAAGGGATAACGAATACTCTACACAGATAGAGGGGATCGGAGGGCTTGGTCCCTTTGAGGAAGGTCGAGTACGTTTCGGAAACAACAGTGGGTTCGCTGCCGTAAACGTCGCACTGAATCGTGGAGCCTCTACTATATACTTACTAGGGTTCGACATGGGTGTAGCCGCAGGACAGAAGCGACACTACTTCGGCGACCATCCTACGGATATAAACATAGAGTCACCATACGAGAGCTTCAGACAGCACTTCAACGTAGCCGCACCTAGCGTGAAGGACTTCGAGGCTAAAGTAATTAACTGCACTGAAGGTGGATTCCTTGAGTGTTTTCCAAAGGCAAAGATAACGGAGGTGTTATGAGTGCCAAGATACTGCTGTTCGATGTAGAGACAGCACCAATGCAAGTCTATACTTGGGGACGTTGGGATCAGAACGTAGGTTCTTCTCAGGTCATTCAAGAAAGTTATATGTTAACGTGGGCTGCGAAGTGGCTGGACGATGAGGAAGTATTCTTTGACTCTCTGCCTAACCATAAGAAAGACTACAAGAAAGATCCAACGAACGACAAGAAGATCGTTGAGTCTCTTGCTGATCTTATGAACCAAGCTGACATTGTAGTAGCACACAACGGGGATAAGTTTGATATGAAGTGGTTGCGTAAGCAGCTCATCAAACACGGACTGCCTAACATCACGAACCCTAAGACGGTTGACACACTGAAGATCGCCAAGCGTTATTTCAACTTCTCGTCTAATAGGCTGGATGATATTGCTACTTACTTGAAAGTCGGTGAGAACAAACTGAAGACAGACTTCGACTTGTGGAAGAACTGTGTTAATGGTAACATGGATGCGTGGAGAGCAATGATTGACTACAACATCCAAGATCTGATACCATTGGAGTTGATCTACAAGCGCATGAGAGGCTTCATGACTAACCATCCGAACCTCGGTGTGTACGAAGAGGGCGAGGCGTGTCCTTCCTGCGGCGGTACACATCTGGTTAAGAATGGTTTCTACCGAACTAACCTGTCCAAGTTCCAGCGTTACTTGTGTGGTGATTGCGGTAATGGTAACATCAGAGGCCGTGAGAATCTTCTGGATAAGGACACACGAAAGGAGTTAAGAACGAATGCAATCTAAATTAGACACGCTCGTTGCCGACATCTATGCGGTACTTGATAAGCTGAATGACGGTGAGGATATTTCTCCTATCCTCGAACCACACGTAGATGAGTTCCTTCAGGATATCAAGGTAGCCCTAATGCACTGGTGCGTACCGCAGCAAACTAAAGGTAACTTGCGTATGTCTAATATTGGGGTGCCTAACCGGAGGCTTTGGTTCGATACTACCTCGCCAAACGAATCAGAGCGTATGACTCCGAACACACACCTTAAGTTCTTGTATGGGCATATACTTGAACAGGTACTGCTGTTGTTTGTTAGGGCAGCAGGACACCACATCTCAGACGAGCAGGTAGAGATAGAGGTAGATGGTATCAAAGGACACATGGATGCAGTGATTGATGGTGAGGTAGTCGATATCAAGACCGCCTCTCCGTTTGCGTTCCAGAAGTTCCAGAACGGTACGTTAGCTGATAACGATCCCTTCGGATACCTTGCTCAGCTTGCTGGTTATGAGCAATCGCAAGGCACAGGACAGGGTGGGTTCCTTGTTATTAATAAGGTTGATGGACAGATCTGTTTGTTCCGGCCTGATGACTTAGACAAGCCCAATGTTAAGAACAGGATCGCTGAGGTTAAAGATGTTCTTGCTCTTGACACACCACCTGAAATGTGTTATAATCCAGAACCTGAGGGTAAGGCAGGGAACATGGTAATCAATAAGAACTGTTCCTTCTGCCCTCATAAATTTGAATGCCATAAGGATGCTAACGATGGTCAGGGTCTGATCGGATACAGGTATCACAACGGCGTTAAGTATTTCACACACGTAGAAAAGGAGCCAAGAGTTGAGAGAATTTCTTGAGAAAGTTGATCGGTTTTTAGAGAGCATCACACCAGAGATCTTGATGGTCGTGACTGTAGGGCTAGTATGTTTCTGTACTGGAGTAGCAATCGGAGGTGTATTCTTTTGAATGGAAAGAGAGCAAAGAGCCTACGACGACGAGCAGATCAGTTGGTTGTAGAGTGGCTACGTTCTCTTCTTAACGAGGAAGAAGCAGCAAATATTACATTAGATAACTACACTGACTTCCTTCCTGAAGAAGAGTACTTCTATGCTCAGGGACAAAGACGGCGACACGCCATGACACCCCGGTACATTCAGAAGAAACTTAAAAAGAATCCTAACGCTACACTACAGGAGCTAACCCCTAATGGCGCGTAAGCCAAGGAAAGCAAGACCTAAAGAAAAGAATGTACCTAGAGGGTACGATAGTAACTTCGAGGCTCGTCTGGATCAAGAGGTACTAGACGAGTCTTGGATTTACATACCGACACCCGACCCCGACCCGATAACATACACTGTTGAACATACTTACCACACTGACTTCATGAGAGTAGAGGATGGTAAGAAGATTTACCTCGAAGCTAAAGGACGCTTCTGGGACTATCAAGAGTATAACAAGTACGTATGGATTAAGAAGGCACTCGATGACGATGAAGAACTTGTATTTCTTTTTGCTGAACCTAACGCACCTATGCCAGCAGCTAGGCGAAGAAAGGATGGTACTAAGTTCAGTCACGCAGAGTGGGCAGACAAGCATGGGTTTAGGTGGTACAGCGAATATAGTTTACCAGAGGAATGGAAACAATGAATAACGAGCATCTAGTTGTAGGCCCCTTCCATGCAAGCATGATCAATAAGTACTTGTTATCTACAGGATCTGATCGGATAGTTGAAGAGGGCGAAGCAGTCCCTTACAGCCTATGGGCGCAGGCTTACAGGCGTTACGGGGAAGTACAGTCCAAAGAAGAAGGCTACCCTGATAACAACCCTAAGACTACAGTAGGAGCACAGAAGCTGGACTTGTCTTTAGTACCAGAGTCTGCTATCATAGGACTAGCTGACGCTATGCAGAATGGTGCAGCTAAGTATGGCCCGTTTAACTGGAGAGAGTATACTATCTCTAGTATGGTTTATATTGCAGCACTCAAGCGCCACGTAGCTGCGTGGGTAGATGGAGAAGACTACGCAGAAGACTCAGGTGTACACCACCTTGATCATGCTATGGCTTGCTTGGCTCTGCTGCGCGATGCAGAGTCCATTGGTAAGCTTAACGATAACAGACCACCTAAGGGAGCAGCGGCAGAGTTGCTACAGCAGTATTCAAAAAGGAGACAACAATAGATGGATCAATACCAAACGTACATACACAAGAGCCGCTATGCTAGGTATCTTGATGATGAACAAAGGCGAGAAACATGGGACGAGACTGTTGCTCGTTACATGGACTACTGGAATTTAAAAGATAAGAGGCTGTATAAAGAACTATACGACGCTATCTATAACATGGACATCATGCCCTCTATGCGGTGTATGATGACAGCAGGCGAGGCACTTGACAGAGATAACGTAGCAGGGTATAATTGTTCGTACCTTCCTATCGACAGTCCTCGTAGCTTTGACGAGCTGATGTACATCCTACTCTGTGGTACAGGTGTAGGGTTTAGTGTAGAAAGAAATTATGTTAACAAACTCCCAGAGGTAGCAGATGAGTTCCACGAAACCGATACAACTATCGTTGTTTCCGACAGTAAGATCGGATGGGCTTCCGCTTTCAGAGAGCTTATCAGTCTGCTCTATGCGGGTAAAGTCCCTCGATGTGATCTTACAAGAATTAGACCGAAGGGTGCAAGACTCAAAACTTTTGGAGGCCGCGCTTCAGGCCCACAGCCTCTATCCGACCTATTTAACTACACCGTTGACGCATTTAAATCAGCTGCGGGACGAAAACTTACAAGCCTTGAATGCCATGATCTCGTCTGTAAAATCGCAGACATCGTTGTTGTCGGAGGCGTTAGGCGCTCTGCCCTTATCAGTCTCAGCAATGTCACAGACCAACGACTGCAATCAGCTAAGAACGGACAGTGGTGGTTAACTCACGGGCAAAGAGCACTGGCTAATAACAGTGCAGTCTATACGGAGAAACCTGCTTATGAAACATATCTTAAAGAAATTACAAGTCTTTATGATAGCAAGTCTGGAGAGCGTGGAATATTTTCTCGGGTGGCTGCTACTAATGTTGCTGCTAGGAATGGTCGTCGCGATACCGATGGTATTGACTTTGGAACTAATCCATGTTCTGAGATCATACTGAGGCCGTATCAGTTCTGCAATCTCTCTGAGGTTGTGGTTAGAGCTGACGATACAGAAGGAACATTGACAAACAAGGTAAGACTTGCTACCATATTGGGAACACTACAGGCTACCTTGACTGACTTCAGGTATCTTCGTAACATCTGGAAGCGTAACACCGAAGAAGAAGCCTTGCTTGGTGTGTCGTTAACTGGTATTATGGATAGTGAGCTGACTAATGGTACGAACAAAGAGAAGACCGCAGAGCTTCTGAGGAACCTACGAGATGTGGCTATTAAGACTAACAATGATTACGCTAGAGACTTTGGTATTAATCCCTCTGCTGCTATTACTTGCGTCAAGCCTAGTGGTACTGTTAGTCAGCTGGTTGATAGCAGTAGCGGCATTCATCCTCGTTTTGCTGGTACTTACAGACGAAACGTCAGAGCAGATGATAAAGACCCGCTTGCTACCCGTATGGTCGAAAGTGGATTCCCTTACGAACGAGACATTACAAACAATAACAACCTTGTATTCGGCTTCCCTATCAAGGCTCCGAAAGGATCAATAGTCACGGCTGACATGGGTGCTATAGAACAACTTGAGCTGTGGAAAATCTATCAGGATAACTGGTGCGAACACAAACCATCAATGACTTGTTACTACACAGACGATAACTTCCTAGCTGTGGCACAGTGGGTGTGGGATAACTTTGATAACATCTCTGGTATCTCTTTCCTGCCATACGATGACCACGTATATCAGCAGGCACCTTACGAGGAGATTGACGACGCTGCTTACAAGGAGTTAGTTAAGAGTATGCCCAAGGGTTTTGA